TTGTGCAGCACGGCGCCGCCGATCATGCCCAGGCCGCCCTTGAAGATCGGGTTGTTGCGGCCTTCGGCGGCGGTGGCAGCTTTCTGGATGTCCAGCCACGAACCGGTCGTCGCATCGTTGCGCAGGTCGTATTCGTTGTCCGGGTTCATCAGGAACACGTAGTTGCCTTCCGAACCGGTCTTGACCGGAACCATGTTCGCCGTTTCCGGGTTGCGGGCCTGCATCATCTCGGCCTTGTTCAGCGCGCGCTCGATGACGGCGCGGTTGATCTTGTCCGTCGCCTGCAGCGTGGCCTTGCTGGTGGCGACGCCGCCGTACAGCAGGTGGTCCGAGTCCGGCGCCTGGAACGGGTTGCCGGCGAAGCCGGTGTAGCCCAGCGGGCGGATGAAGTCTTCGTTGATGCCGCGCGCGCCAGCGAGGTACATGAAGAACAGTTCGTCGGTCAGGCGGGCAAAATAGTCGGCCAGCAGGTCTTTCGCGGTCGAGCGCAGGTCGTGCACGGTGCGCTTGCGGGTCATCTCGCCGCCAGCCGATACCGGTTTGCGGACCTGGTCGATGTAGACCTCGTCCTGGTAGTACTTCTGATTCTCTTCGCTGCCTTCGGCGCGGTCGTCGCCGTCGGTCGGCTGGCCGCGCAGCTGCACGCACAGGTCGAATTTCACACGGTCGCCCGCGCCCGATTCCAACTCCGTCTTGCGGTGGATGATGCTGTTGTTGCTCGTGCCGATGAAGCGCTGCTCGAAGTACGACTGCGCGCGCTGGTCGATCCACAGGCCAGTGGACCATTTCTGAACGGTTTGCGGCGATGCGCTGCCGAAAGTGGTGGTAGTCATAGGAGTGCCTTTGCAAAAGGTTAAGTTTTAAACAAACTCGACCGGCACTCCTGCGCTGGTGATGTGCGCGATTATATGGCTACATTTTACGCATGGCAACAAAATTAATGATCGAAAGCAACACAGGGTTCATGCCGTCATGATGCCCTTGGCGGCGATCAGGCCGATTCCGGGCGCCTCGTCCGCCACCTTCTTGACGGGCGTGGAGCGCGGCGCATCGACCGCGAGCCGGCCGGACTGGCCCGACTTCTTCTCGAACGTCACGGTGACGTCGCCGATCTGCAATTGCTCGCCGGGTTTCAGGTCGATGCGCATCAGTGCCATGTGTCGCTTTCAGTGGTGGTTTTGTTAAGCACGGAGGTAGCGCGCGCGCTGGGCTTCCGACATGTTGGCCACAGCGTTTTCATACGCCTCGACGTCGCCCGACTTCTGCAACGCGTTCAGGGCCGCGAACTCGCCGCCGCTGGTGTCGTTCATGTCGGCCGCCGGCAGGGTGCCGATGTTGAGCGGCGCGGCCGGCTTGGGCACCTTGTGCTGTACGACTTTGGCGGGCTGCGGCTGGGCCTGGGGCTTGGCGACCGGCGCGGGCGTGTCGCCCATTTCCATCTGTACGATGCGGTGCGCCTTGGCCAGCGCCTTTTCGTTCGACAGCCCTTGGTTGCTCGGCATGCTGGCCAGCGCCATGATCGTTTCATTGAGGAGCTTGTAGCGCTCGCCGTTGCGGTCCGCGTATTCATCGTGTTGCGCGAGGAAGGCATTGCAATCGTTCACCCACTGGTTCTGGATCTGCTGCTGCGCCAGCTTCTGCGCGAGCTCGGCTTCGCGTACCTGCGCCTTCAGGTCGAACTGCTGCTCGTTCAGGGCGTCCAGTTGGGTCTGGTATTCCTTGCCGGTGATCTCGCCCGATTCCCACTTCTCGATGAGGTCGGCCTTATCCGCAGCGATCTTGTCGAGTTGTTCCTTGGCGTCGTTGGGCGCCTGGGCGATCAGGATCGGAGCGGGTGCCGGCGCTGCTTGCGGTTGCGGTGCAGGTTCAGCAGCAGCGGCGGGTGCGGGTTCCGGCTCGGCGTCGGCAGCAGGGGCCGGGTCTGCATCTGCAGCACCAGCAGCGGGCTCATCGCCAGCAGCAGGAGCGGGATCATCGGCAGGCTCGGCAGCGTCAGCATCAGCGGCCTGGGTTTCGGGGTCAGCGTCCGGGTCGACAATTTTTTTCTCCTCGTCTTCGTCGCCCTTGTAGTTCAGGGCGGCTTCTTCTTCAGGGGTCAGGCCGTGGTCGTCGTTGACGATGTGCTCGTTGCTCATGGGGTGCTTCTCCTTATTGTGGTTGTGCTGCGACTGGTGCCGGCCCGGCCGGCGGTTGATCGGGTGCTGGTGCTGCCGCCTGCGGCGGGATGCCCTGTGCGGCGGCCGGCGGCAGGTTCAGCGGCACGGGCAGACCGCCTTGCCATCCACCTTGCTGCAACAGCCCGTCGCCCACGCGCGCGATCGTCGGCGCCTGGATCGCCTGCGTGGCGGCGCTCATGGCGCTGTTCGCTGCGGTCATGTTGTTGTTGAGCATGACGGAGCGGGCAACGTCCACCTGCGCGTGCTTGTGCGCCGCGCTGGCCTGCTTGTCGGCGATGTTCGCTTCCTGCTCGGCCATGGCCAGTTCGACCTGGCGCTGCTGCATTTGCATCTGCACGGCCTTGGACTGCTCGGCCGCCATGTCCTCGGGCGTCGGCTCCAGCGCGTCCGGGTCTTTCTGGCCGTTGATCGAGCGGATGCGCTTGACGAGTTCTTCGCGGTTCTCGATGTCCAGCGTGTCGGCCCACAGGTCCAGGATCTGGACGGTGATCTCGGGCGGCAGGCGGGTCATGAGTTCGCCCAGTTGCTCGTTCGACGCCTGGCGCATGGTGGCGCGCCAGTCGGCCTCGGAGACGATGAAGTCGGCCTTGCTGCGCGTGATGTCGTTCTCTGGCAGGCCGTCGTTCATCGTGACGAACTCGGGCACGCCGCGCATGTTCGTGACGCGGAACTGCTTTTCGTCGGTGGCGAACTGCTCCACGAGCGACAGTTTCTTTTCGCCGTGGATCTGGTGCGCCAAGCGCAGGTTGTCGAACGGGCCGGACGTTGTGAGCGAGCCTTGCTCTTGCCGCGCCTGCACGGCCACGCCGGACGTCGCATTGGTCTTCCTGCCCATGAGCTCGTCGGTGACGCCGCCCACCTGTTGGATCATGCCGACGTCGTGCGCCAGCATCTGCATGTGCGCCTGGTCCATGCCGCGCTCGGAATCGGTCTTGATCCGGCCCAGCCCTCCCTGTGCAAGGCGCACCACGCCATCCGGACGGTTCACCTCCGTCATGAACTCGTCCGGCTTCATGTCGGGCGACAGGGCGCCGTCCTCGATATAGACCTTGTTCGTGTTCAGGATGTGCAGCGCCTTCGATGCGCGCTTGTTCACGCCGTCCTGAATCGGGCGCAGGTTGCGCACGAAGCCGTAGGGCGCGCCGTTGCGCCCGCGGCGGAAGCACCAGATCGGCGTCAGGCTGAAACCGTTGTGGCGGTAGATCGACGGGCCTTCGTGGATCATGAATGCCGGCGTCATGATGGCCACGCGCATGCGCATCATCGGCTTCGTGACGGTGGTTGCCACGCCCAGGTCGATCTGCTCCTGGTGGCGCGGGTCGTTCTCGTCGAAGATCTGGCCGTTGAACGGGCCGCCGCGCAGCTTCTTGACGTCCTCGGGGTTGCGGTATTCAGCCTGGATCAGGCGCACGCGCCGGCGTTTAAATTCGGACAGGCTGCGGCCGGTGGCCGTCTCGCGGTCGGCTTCGGCGCCATCCATGGCCGGATCGCCGTCCACGCCGTCGTAGCCGGTCAGCACCGTGGATTCCCGCACCGACCGCGTGATCTTGTCGGCCGCGCCGGGGATGTGCTTGAACATGGCGATGGCCACGTCCTCGTCGACCCAGCGGATGCGGAAGCGATAGCGGTGGTCGTCGTCGGTGATCTTGCTGCCGGCCGAATCGTAGATGACGTTGCGCCAACTTTCGCTGCGCTCGTAGATCGGCTCACCGTCATCCTCGTCCTGCAGTCCGCATTCGAGCCAGCCGATGCCCACCTTGGCGGCGTCTTCGAACGCGGACGAGCGGTGAAAGCCCGCATAGTTCACGTCCGACAGGTACTTCATGTACTTGCTCTTGCGCTCGGCCGGCTTGGCGTCTTCCTTCCCCCGCGGCAGGATCTTGTCGTCGGTGCGCCCGCGCTTCTCGGAACCGAAGATCCAGTTCAGCGTCACGGCCAGCACGTTATACGTCGTGGCCGGCTGGCCGCGCTCGTGCAGGATGGCGAGGTCTTCTTCGGACAGCTGGATGCCGTCGTAGTAGTCCTCATCCATCGCCTGCTCATAGCGGTTGTCGGCCTGGATGTCGAGCTCGCGCCGGTAGAACGACATCAGTTTTGAATGCAACTGCTCCAGGCGTTCTTCTTCGGCGCGTTCGGCGGCGCCCTTCTCCGTTTCAGGAAACAGAGAGGCGTCTTTCGCCACGCCGCGGTCGGCAGGAGCCGCTTTGACCAGCTTGGTCCGCTTCGGGTCATTCAGGTCAATTGGCTCCATGCTTCTCCACTTTCAGGGTTCAGGCTTGCGCCAGAGGTTTGTAGTCAACGACTTCGACCGTGCGCCGCGTGCCGTCGTCGAACGAGAACGTGGCGTCGGCCGTGATGATCGAACTCATCGGGTTGTTCGGCATCCGGATCAGGTCGCCCAGGTGCGAATTCACCAGTTCAGCCACCTTCATCGCGTTGCTCATGCAGTCTTCCATGCCCAGCATGTAGAGGAATTCCTTGGCCATGCGGGCGAGGTAGGCGGCGCCGTTGTGCTCAGGATTATATTTCCATGCGGAAGATAATGCTATACAGCAAGGTTTAAATCCTTGGCGGCGGTAGCGCGGCACGACGACGAGGCAGGGCTCGTAGTCCTGCTGGTCGGCGTTGTAGATCCAAGTGCCGAACAGCACGAGGTCGCCCGATGGGCGCATGAAGTGGTAGCGCGTCAGGTCGAGCGCCGGGATGCGGGCGGGCTGGTTCATGCTTCGCCCTTCGGCTGCACGTGCTCGGATGGGACTTCCATGTACAGGCCGTCGTCGACCTTCACTGCGTACAGCACCTTTTTCTCGTCGAAACAGATGGACGTGATCGTCCCTTCAATCTTTACTTTGTCGCCGATCTTGTGGCGCGACGGCAGGACGACGGGGGTGGCGCTCGCCTTCTCGGTCAACTTGGGTAGCATGCCGGCGGCAAGCAGGTCTTCACGTTGGTCATTGCTCATTGCGCTTCTCCTTGGTTGTCGTTCTGTTCGCGCTCGTTGTCGCGGCGCGAGCGGATTGCGTGGTCCATGTGGTTCTCCTTGTGGTTGTGGTTCAGCCGGCCCGCCAGGAGCCGGTACTCTTGCGCTTCCAGTTGCCGCTGCTGCCGCCGGCCGACCGGATCATGCCCGCGGCGCGCGCCTGGGCGAACTGGCGGAAGCTGTCGGCGCCTTCGGTGTGGATGTTCTTGAGCGGCTGGTCGGTGTAGCACTGCTGCTGCTCGTTGAACTTCTTGCGGTACATCTCCAGGTGCGTAAAACCTTCCTTCGTGCCTTCCTTGTCGAACAGGCAGGTAGCGAACGCGTCGCGCGTGGCGCTGATGCCGTGCTGGAGTTCGGACACGACCGGCACGATCTCGACACGCTGCAGGCCCAACTTGACCAGCATCTGCTGTGGGCTCAGGTTCTCCAGTTCGCCCTGGCGTACGTGCGCGCCGTCGTGCGGCAGGTAGTGCGTGCCCCATACGTAGCCCAGCTTCTGCATCTCCTTGACGAAATGCGCGTACGGCTCGCCCCAGCCCTCGATGAACTTGATGAAGTGGTCGCGCAGGCCCACCTGCTGGTGGAACCAGATCGCCGTACCGTCGCCGTGGCCGATGTCCCAAAACGTGTTGACCGGGATGCCGGGCAGGTAGGGAACGTCGGTCAGGCGGCCATCGCGGCGCACCGCGGCGATCTGCTCGCGGTAATAGGTGCCTTCAGTCGACACTTGGAAGCTCTCTTTAAAGGTGGATGGGTATTCCTGCCACATGCGCTCGGGTCGGCCTGCGAAGTCGGAATCGCGCGTGGCGATGTACCAATTGCGCTGTTCGATGTCGATCTTGTGGCCGACCTCGGCTTCGAGTGCGTCGAAATAGGCGTGGTCCTTCTCGCTGATCGGCACGGAGCCGGCCGGCAGGCGGTAGTTCGGTTCCTGCCACCACGCATAAAAGTGCAGGCGGTAGTCGCGCGGCGTCAGCGGGCGTTTCTCCTGCGCGGTGGCGTCGGACTTCGTGGCGATCTCGTAGAACTCGCCGTCGCGCCCTTCCGTCGTCGACTCGATCACCAGCACGCCGGATTTCGGCACGGCCGGGATCGAGCCGGTCACGACCTCGCGCGCCTTGTCCGGATACTTGGCGCAGATCTTGCCGAACTCGGACACGTGCAGGCGGTGGATCGTGCCGCCGCGCACCGACGTCGCCACGCGGATCACGCTGTTGTTGGAAAAGCGCAGTTCGGTCGCCGTGCATTTTTTCAGCGGCACGGCCGCGCGCAGTTCCTCGGGCAGGTTCTCGTAGGCGAATTTCACCTTGTCGCTGAAGATCGCCTCGGCCGTCTCGCGGTCCTGGGCGATGATGCCGCACCTGCTGTTCGGGTTGAACAGCGCGTGGTCCAGCCACAGAATGCAGATCAGGGTCGTGAAACCCAGCTGGCGCGCCTTGACGATGACGTTGCGGTGCCACATCCGCTTGATGAAGCGGCGCTGCGCCCGGTTCGGCTTGAACGGCATGACCAGCCCGTCGTCGCCCTCGCCGTCGCCCTTGATGATAATTTTATAAAGCTCACCCGAGCAGATGCGCCACATCGGATCGCCAAACCTGGCTTCCAATGCGGCCATTGCCTCCTGCTGGGCGAGCGTATGCGCGCTCATTCGTCGTCGCTATCGTCCGGTTGGCCCGATGCGATCGGCAGCGCGGAGCCGGCGACCTTGTGCATCAGCGCCACGATAGGGTTGTCGGCCTCGCCGTAGCGCTTCGGGTCCCACTTCGCCAGCAGCTTCAGGCGCGTTTCGATGCGCAGCTTGGAGCGTGCAATCCATTCCGTGTTCGCCCGCGGCCCGTTCTCGCCGATCAGCGTATCGTTCGTCGTGTCGTCCGCAATGTCTAGGGTTTCCTCGGCAATCGCGTCGAAACCTGCTACGCGCGCGTGCGCGAAGCGTGCATCGAACTCGGGATGGGCGGCGCGCCACGCATAGACCGTTCTCCAGGCCGGCATGTCCGGATGGCGGCAGATTTGTCGTAATGGAACGCCCTCGGCAATCAGGTCGCAGATGTTCGCGGCCACGTCCTCGTTGTAGGTCGACACCTGCCCACGTGGCTTTGCGGCCTGCTTTTCATCTGATTTAACAGTTTCCGGTTGTTTCTCCGGTTTTTTCGGCATTTTATCTTTCCCTTTGCCAACACTGTTAACTTTCGATGGCTTATTGACAGCCCCGGAAAGAACCTGAGCCATATGCTCCTCCCTCTGCTGCTCGTCCATGCCTGCCAAGTCAGTCACCTTCCAATTCTTGTTGGAACGTGGCTTCGCTGGCTGTGTCTCGGCCTGCTTCTTGGGTGGCGTCTTGGTCGTCATGCTGCTATCCGGCAACGTTGTAGTTGCCTTATGGTATCACTAGGTAGTGATTTATGGAAAGATTGGCCTAGCGTTTCATCTTGAGATGGTGCGGCAACTTCCCGAAAGCCGGCCCAAGCAGCACTGTGGCGATGCGCTCGGCCAGCAGGCCGCGCAGGGTAATAGCGATGGCGTCGGGCATCACGTCGAAGTCAAATGCCTTCCTGGCCTCAATGCGCTGGCCGTTGACCTTGGCAATCACCAGGTATTCCATGCGAGCGCCGGCGAAGTCTTCCTGCGCATGGATCACACAGTCGATGAGCGCATCTTCCAGACGAATGGCCTGGATGATCTGATCTCGTGCTTTCTGCTCCATCTCGCGCAGCAGGCGCACGGATTCATCCGTAGGCGCGCGGTGCTCGTGCACGGTCTTGGTGAGGTGAGTCGGGCCGGATGCGTCGACGTGGATATAGCGGTCAAACATGGGCGCCTCCAGCATTGATCGTGGAAGCTTCGCCGCTCTTGGCGGTGCCGTCCAGGCTCAGGGGGACATGGGTGCGGCGGCTGGCAATGCCGTCCTCGTTGCAGATGATCAGGTTGACGCGGCCGTCGTCGTGCACGTGGCAGATGTCGGCGCGGAAGGGCTGGTTGTGGTCGTGGGACTTTTCGCACTGCATTGGCCAGTAGTGGACGATCTGGCCGACGTGCGGGGCGCGGGGCGACACAGCCTGGGCCATGTCGAAGCAGGCAAGGGGATGCGATGGCATTTCAGGACTCCGTTGTTGTTCTGAAACACCATCGTATTGCGTTTCCTTATTGCATTGGTTGCTTGAAAGCTACACTGTTCCTATTCTTTTTCCTTATCGCGTGCGCGCGAGCGGCGGTCGCCCTTGCGGCGGTCTTCCTGCCCGGCTGGCAGCGGCACGCGCGCGCGGCGCCGGTCCGAGCCGTAGCGTGCCTGTTCCTCGCGCAAGGTGATTTGCGCATCGATCTGCTTGAACAGCGCTTCCATCTTTTCGTCTTTCATGGGTGCCTCGCTCTTGGGTGCGCCGGGCATGCCGCCGGCTGGCTTTATTGCTTCTCGTTATTCTGCGGCTCGTCAGGAACTTCGTCACCGAATTTCGATGCCACGTATGCGCGCATGGCGGCGATCAGGGGCGTAGGCTCGAAACAGCTTTCGCTAATTTGGCCGCTGACGTGAGCACCCCACCCACAATGCACTTCGTGCCGCAAGCTGATGTTCTCGCGCTCGATGATCGGCCCGCCCTGCGCCCAGTCGGCCGAGAACGCCGGCACGCCAGCGCCGAAAAATCCGACCTGGATGTCATCGAACGCGTGCGCCTCCGTGTATCGCTCCTTCGCCGCCTTCCAGTTCTGTGTCCGCATCCATGGCTCGCGGTCGCCCGGCTTCTGGAGGACGCAAAGCGTGTACGGATCGCTGGCGCCCCGCGTCTCCTTCCAGAAGCGGTAGCCGAGCGCACGCGCCACCCAGTAATCCAGCAGTGCGCCGGTCAGTTCATTCGTTTTCATGCCTTACCTTTCTCTTGTCGTTTCCGCATCAGTTCCCTGCATTCGCGGCTGTTGTACAGCGCCGAGGGCGTCAGGCCGTTGGCTTTCGCGGCCTGGTAGCGGGTCAGCGTCGGG